GTACGAAGTAGAACAATTTACCGATTGGTAAGTTCATAGCTTGTACTGATACGATATCGTTTGCTAATAATTTAGAGAAAACTCTTCTAACGATAGGGAAAACCACAGTTTCGAAAGCACCTGTATCTGAAGTTGTTGAAGCTTCGTTGATAAGGTATGACGCTTGGTTTTCATAAAGTTGAGCTACGTTCTCTCTCATGTGACCTTTAAGACCCTCTAGGAATCCTAATTTGTCCCATTTGCTGATTGTGTCTTCTTTGATAACTTTAAGGTGCTTAAGACCGATGTTACCAACAAGACCTGATTCTAATAATGCTCCCATTTTAAAATATTTGTTTTGTTTTATTTTGTTTATTTAATTTTACTCATTAAATCCTTCATTCTTAAGAATTGTGGATTCTCATAAGTTTTTGACTCAATCAATGTAGTTGATGAACCTGTTGAAACTGTATTGTTTAATTTATTTCCAACTGATTCGTTAATTGATTTTGTATCAACCTGACCCAATTCGTCTTTAATAGACTTATAAAGATTTTTTGATTCTTTAAGAGATTCTACTCCGTCAAATCTTCTCAGGATATTTATTTTTTCTTTCTTAGTTGTTGAATGTTCTGTGAAAAGTCTAGTTGCATATGCTAAATTAGAGTTGAAGATTGCTACTTCAGTTAATTTTTCTCTAAATACATTTAATGCTTTTCTATACTCTTCATTCTTTTCTCTCAACATACTAACTTCTGATTCAAGAGATTCAACTTTAACACCACCTTTTCCATAAACATAGTTTCTGTTGTTAGTGATGCCTTTTCTAAGACCTCTACCTTCTTTAGAGCCCATTCCATAAGTTCTTGCAGCTTCTTTAGTTTCAGTCTTTTCATAATCTTTTCCACTATGAGTTTTAGACTTGTCACCTTTGTTACCACCAAACTTTTGTTCGTAGTCTCTTTTAGAACGAGAATCGTCTCCTTTGTTACCTCCGAATTTACCTTCTTTAGTTTCTGCTTTAACGACTTTAGACTTTCCTTCCATGTTCGCGCCTTTCTTATATTCGAACTTAGCTTTACCTGTGCCAACTGATTTAGGTCCTTCTTTCTTATCTTCTTTGAATCCACCTTTAGCAGATTTGTTGTAAGAGAATTTAGGTCCACTTCCTTTAACACCTGGTGCTTTCTTGTGACTGTAAGCTTCATCTAAGCTTTCTTCCCAATTTTGTTCGTCCATTTCTTCTTGCTCGTCCATTTCTTCTTCTTGCTCGTCCATTTCCATGTCAACATCAGAATCAACTTCCATGTCAACATCTTCCATGTCGTCATCGTCTTGTTCGTCAAATTCGATTTCATACATAATCTCTTCATCATCTTCAACGTCAACATCCATGTCTCCGTCTTCGTCTGAATCAGATGAGAATAACTTTTCAATAACTGCATCTACATCTTCGTCCTCGTCCATGTAGTCTTTACGAGATTTAGAAATGTCACCTTTGTTACCACCATAATGAGATGATTCGTCCATTTCTTCCTCTTCTTCATCCATTTCCTCTTCTTGTTCGTCCATTTCTTCTTCCATTGATTCTCCAAGTTTTACCAAGTATTCGCTGTCAGAGTTGTTATCAGTAAGATGAATGTCTTCGCCATCCTTCTTTACAATGATACCATCTTCTTCGCCCATAGCTTTGAAAACTTTAAGAATTTCTTCGTCAGAAGCATTTGTTAAATCAATAGGAGATTCTGAATCCATGTCAGTTAAATCTAAGTCCATATCCATTTCGACTTCGTCTTCGTTATCAGTATCCATGTCCATGTCCACTTCTTCAGCGTCATCGTCCATGTCTACATCTAATTCAACCTCGTCTTCATCTTGTTCAGATAGAGATTCTTTTACTAATTGATTGATTTCTTCCTTCATAGTTGAAGCAAGTATTCCTTTTGCATTTTCGGCGATTACATCTTCGACTTGTTTCATTCGAATGAGCGCCTCTTGTACTACATCTTTATTTTCTTGCATAGAAAAATTGTTTAATTTAACATATAAATAGTGTCAAATAAGAAAAAAGTATTATTTCCTTATATTGCAACGTAATTTCTTTGTAGATAAGATATATTTGTTACCTCAAAATTTGTTTGTAATGCAATCCAACTGCTCAAAGATTGGAAGTTCTCTTCAAAAAGAAAATAAAGAGAACCCACACCTGTTGTTTTGTTTACAAGTGTCAATTGATAAAAATTGTCGGAGAGTGGAGAATTTAAAACCAATACTGAATTATTAGGTTCATTAATTGAAGAAATAACTTTTCCAGTTCCTTCTGCGTAAGCTGCCGCATCTGACCATGTTGTTGCACTTAATAAAGTTGAACTTTGGTCTTTGTAATTTATAATGAAAATCATTTTTTAATTATTTTATTATAAATAGTTTCATAAAATAAAAAAAGTGGTCGTTATGACCACTTTAAATTTTTAATCAATTACTTCATCGATTTTACTCTCTGAAACTGAAGTTATTCTCCAATCGTGAGAGAATCCTTCATATTTTTTTGTAACCTTTGCTTCAACATCGGTTACTGAAAAACCTTTTACTAATTTTTCTTCTCTGATTTTTTTGATTTTACCAGAATTTTCATCAGGTAGGTCATAGGTAATCTTTGCAACAAAATACTTTTCGTCCATAATTTAGTTTTTTTATTTTCCTAAAAAATCGGTAAGTTTTTTCATCAAATCAATAGACTTGTCTAAATTCTTTTCGGGTTGTGTAACTTTCTTTTCTTCCTCAAGATTTTCTTCATACTTTTCTCTCTCGTTAACATCTGAAAAAAGATAAGCCCCGGGTGTAGAAGGTGAAGAAACTAAATCAAAACAAATTAATTCAAAATCATCTTGAACTTCATTTCTTTCTCCGACTTTTTTTAACGAACCAACACCTCTTGAAGAAACCCCCATTGTTACACCCTGTCTCATTAAATTTGCCGCTTGGTCCCCTTTAGTTGAAACAATCCCTCTTTCATGAAATCCAGGTGATGTTAATAGTTTAAGTTTACCCATCAAGATATTTTTGTCCCACCATATATCCGTAATAATGTGAGATACTCTGTCTAAATCAATCAGAGACGATTCTGGGTGGTTTAACTCCGAAGTTGATAATCCTTTAGCAATCATCTTTTTATATCTTTCTGCCTCTCTCTTAAGGATTCTTTCAGGATAAAATCTACCATTCCTATTTGGGGTATCATATTTTTGTAAAACCGCATAAAACTCAAAAGGGTTTTTGTAGTCTAATTTAACGGCTTCTTTAAGAATGGCAGCGTTCATCTCATCACGGGGCGATACATAACCAGCATCCATCTCAATCAGTATTCCGTGACCTGATTCATTAGCCTCAAGAATTCTTAATTTCTTCATAACTCTTTTAGAAATAAATATACTGATTGAGTAAGTTTAATAGTTATTTTACTTTTTGGTTTTATAAAAATCAAAATAGTTGTTATTTGAAAGATTATTAGTGAAGATGTTTTTTACAATTCTTTTGACAGAATCTTTCAATTCTTGTGATTTGAAATCTAATTCTTCGTTTGTATAAAGGTTTACTTCTAAATTGAAAAATGATTTTTTTCCTGTTGAAATTCCACTTGTTCTTAGGTCTAAATCAACAATACTTCGGTCCATGAAAACTGTTTGTGATATACTATTAAAAACAGAATGTTTTATTTCTCGATTCAGATTACAAACCACTCTATTCCAATTATCATGTTCTTTTTTCGGGCAAACCCAAGATTGTATGTTAATGTAAATTGATTTTAAATTTTTTGAATCGACTGTTCCATATACAGATTTAATTGGACTGTAAAGATTCAACTTTACACTTTTCCCTTTTTTCATTAAGTTTCATATTATGAATGTTTATTTTACTAAAAATAACACTATTAAAACTCAATGTCAAAAATTATAAAAACAAATAATATTTATTTTTAATATGCTAATAATTGAAATAAAAAACAACGAAAATATTGAAAAGGCTTTAAAGACTTTGAAATCCAAAGTAATCAAAACTAAACAAAATCAACAATTGTTGAATAGAAAAGAATTTACTAAAAAGTCTGTTGAGAAAAGAGCTCAGAAATTGAAAGCAATTTACAAACAAAGAAAACTTAACGAATTATAAATTTTTTTCTAAATTAACCAATTTGAAATAGTTAATTTGATTAAACTCTTCCCCTTTCAATTTGTTAATTGTTTCTGTTATTTTTTCAATAACGTCATTTTCTTTTTGTTCACCGAGTATTGAGTTTAATTTTTCCAAAGTTTTTTCCTTTAAAACTGAGAAATCTTCTTTGAGATTATCTCCATCTGATTTCAAAATTTCAATGAAGGTCTTTTTAGATTGTTCATCCATCGTATCAACATAATTTTCCAAAGTTTGGTTAGCAATTTTAACCATAGTGCTTATAGGAATTTGTATTGATTCTTTTACAACTTTGTTCTCAGACATTAAAACTTTTACAAGATTTTTTCTCGCTTGTAATCTTTCGTGAATATTAAGTTTGTTTGTGTAAACTAAAGTATCAATATCTGAATATAAATTTTCATTACTTTCAGATATACTTTTTGGCATTTTGATAGTTGGTAATAATTTTTGAATCAAACCAATTCCTTCGTGCAAAAATTCATTCGCATCAGAACTGTTGAGACCTTGAGAAGTTGATAATTGGTCATACAAGTTATAAACCTTGGACAACGACTTACTGTTGAGAACATTTTCTTTAAATTCTCTCAAAGATTTTTTAAATTCTTTTTCATTCCTATAGGATTCTATAAGATTTTTTTCAATAATGGATTTTACTTGTCCGAAAGTCATTTTTTGTATTTTCAAATAAATATTATGAATTTAATAACTTATCCAATTCTTTTGAAATTTCTCCCAAAGATTCTCTAGCTTTTCCTAAATCAAGGAATTCGTCCCCTTCAATCATGTTGTTTTCTACTAAAATATTAAAATCTTTCATTTTAGATTCAGGTGTAACTGCCGCCTCTGCTCCCCCTGTTTCTGCCGGTGGTGGGGTTTCTCCTCCCGCTGGCTCTGCCGCTGGTTCAGGTAATTCAGGTGTTGACCCACCACCTCCGAATGAAGGTAATGGACTTTCAGTTTCCGTTTCAGCGCCTTGTGTTTGAGTCGTTCCTGTAGTTGTGCCGTAAAGCTTATCAATGTTATCGAAGAATCCTGTCTTAGTGATTACTGTTGCAGTTGCTTTGAGTTCTTCACCAACAGCTCTTTCAATTCTTTGTTGTTGTAAATCAAGTTTAACTTCTTCATCAGACCAACCAAAAATATGTTTCTTAGCCCAAGTTGATGATGTTGCTTGTATACCATTCCCTGGGTCAGCAACTAAGTCTTTGTATAATAAAACTTTTTCTTTCCAAACATCAATCTTCAACAAGTCCGCTTGTGTAGATGGGTTTGTTAAACCTAATGTAAAGTTAGAAAGTTCGTCTTCAAAACATAATAAGAAAAGATGAATAAT